CAGCTCATCCTCGTCTATTTCGGTAAAACCAAGTTGATTTGCATAACGAGCGCCCATCAATATTGAGGTGATCAATACGCTCCACATGCGTTCGTTGTTTGGGAGTTTGGTATCAATGTCGATCTGCTTGCGACATTCTAGGCAGTCAACTTCAACCTGCTTAAAGTTGGCACCGAGGAACTTGGCGTATTCCAGACCAACATGTCCATAATTATCGTTTAGCTTTCCTAATATGCGGTCGGCTTCAGCTGTCTCTACCAGCCCCTCAGTGATCTTGCCGGAAATCTCGTATTCAAATACGCGATAAATCCCGGCAAGAGACATCTTTGTGCGACCAATAACGTAGTCGATCAAGCTCTCATTAGATGCCGATATAAGAAGCGTCTTCCAAGAACCGGTATCACGCTGCTTGATGTCTGAGGTCATACGAGCCTTGTCGCGGCCTGAAGATAATTGAAAAACTAGATTGACGAATTTCTTCGTATCGTCTTCTGTTTTCAATTCATCCCAATACATCGGCAGAACTTTGAGCTGCGACATACGGTTCGTGGTGGACATAGAAGTATCGGTTAAGCCCATCTTCGACTTAACCGGATCGCCCCATACGGCGCAGGCAGCTAACATTGCTGTTGTTTTGCCAATGCCGCTTTCTGAGGACCACGTAGAAAGCATCACACCTTCCTGACCAATAAACTTGATCAGCGGTGCGCCAAACGACGAAGCAATGATCGCATCTAACCCAGGTTTACGCTGCGAGGTGACTAACTTCGCTGCATCAATCCAGGGTTCAATCTTACCTCGCGGGGTATACATGCTGGCAATGTAAGGGTCGCCAACAGCTGCAGGACTTGAACCGTTAGGTGTCCAGTGTTCCTGAAAGGTAAAGCCGTCAATATCGCCTTGCTTGTTCACCTGCCATCCGAACGGCGTTGACTGCACAACTACATTTTTTACGGACTGCAGCTTCTCCATCCAACTAGCCATAAATTCCTCAAACATCTGAGAAGAACGACCGCCACGCAAAACCATACCCTGCGGCCCCAAGGTTGCCCTGCAGCCGCCTTGAGCCATCGCATCAGCGTATGGAACTTTAATTTGCTTGGGTTTTCCGTCGTGGATGATGGTGGTGAAATTTAAGGTCCACGGTTCGTCTTGAAGCCACGGATTATAAAGTGGGTAGTTTATTACCGGGACTAGATCAGTCGTGCCGTCTTGATTGACGATAACTTTTTGAACAAATTTATCGGGATCACGGATATACCCTTGAGGTAAATCCCAATCTTTAGTTGTAGGCGTTGGGGGCGGCGGGGCAGGTGGAGCTATAAAATGAAAAGGAGTTTTCCCTTTCGTTTTATGGGGGCAGCCCATGCACTCTAAACAACCTGAACCAGAAATAGTCTGGCAATGCGGCCAGCCTAAACCCTGCTCTTCTTTCGTGCGTAGCTTACGATCAAAAAGCTGGTCAGTTGTTTCTTCCTGATAATCTGGATGACCTTTAGCCATACGGTGAGCGGCTTCACGTCCGTTCTCACAAAACGTACCGATCAAAGTAGTTAGGTTCCAGAGCGGATTACCTAAATCCTTTCCGCCTGTGTCTAATGCTTCTTTGACAAAAGGGCACGCAGCCGCCAAAGCATCAACGTCTGCAGGGGGAACTTTGTTTTTAGTTATCCCTGCTGATAACTCATCATTGACACTTACCGCGGAAGTAACCTTCTGAGATATGCTGGGCGTCAGCGTCACCATAAAAGGGGCAAGCGCCTTATCAATTACGCTTAGATCATAATCGTCAGGTATTCTTGCTCCGACCAGCCGTACTGCCTTCGGTTCTTTACCCTTGCGGTTAAAGGTGTCAGGCACACGAAGGATGCGCGCACTATCAATCGTGCATTGGGTATCGGCTTTTAGTCCAAGCTGCTTGGTTGCTTCAGCCAAAGCAAAAGCGCGCGGCTTCCATTCTTCAGGTGTTAACGGACGGTTAACGGTCCAGTAAACGTGAAGACCATTACCCGACGAAACCACTATAGTTGGCCGAGGCATTTCACTCTTTTTAAGGAAGTCAGCTAATGCTGCAACAGCAGACTTTTGATCTGGATAGCCTTTCTCGTCTTTGCAATCGATGTCGAGAAAGAGCGATTTAAGCGCGACGGCGTTTTTCTGTGTCCGTAGCGGATCGTAATAAGTCCAACCGTTTTTTGTTGTTTTGGGGGTCGCTACCGCCTGAGAACTTAAACAGGCGTAAATATCTTTGGTAGTGTTGTTCTTTAACGCAAACTCTAACGCTTTAACGGCTTCATTAACCGTTCTTACAGCACGACCGCCCCAGCCGGGGCGATTGAATTTGTCTGATTGGAATGTCCAATGGATATTCACATAAGAAGAAGGTTGTCCCTCTTCGGGCCAAGGTAGAACCCGGCTCAAGTATTCGATAGCTGCGTCGTATGTCACGGTAGTCTGGCTCTGTATTTTGGGTGGAAGAGCTTGGGTACAAACAAAGAGGCCGACGGATCGGCCTCTTTACTAACTGATACAATGGGGTAGTTAGTGAGCGCCGAGCAGCGCATCCATTTGCGCATCAAGCTCATCATCAAATGATGTGCCTGTTGGCGTATCCTCTGCTTCAACCTCTATTACCGGAGCTGGAACTGGAGCAGGCGCAGCTGTTTTCTTTTTATATTCGCGCTTCTGCGGTGCAGGCTCAGCCTTTACCTCTCCGGTAACCGGATCATGCGGCACATCGAAGTTAGGCTTAACTTCAATCATCGGAGCGTCTGAGTGCTCGCTGGCTTCCGACAGGATACGTAACGTGCGTGGATCATTACGCAGCGCCATGATCTGATTGGCTTCGTCTGCCGTGAGTGCGCGGATTTCCTTGAAAACAAACTTCGGATAATTCGCAGCTGGGTCAAACGAGATACGCGTACCGATTGCGTAATATGGGAAACCCAGTGACTTCATGCGAGTGCCATACGAAGCAAGCTCATTTAATGAGGCTGCTGGTACACGCAACAACATCGCACCACCAAACATCTCATTAGCAATATCGTTGAGAGGAACAACAACGATGCGCTTACTATCAGAACACGCCTTACCTGGCTTACCGGCAGGTGTGATGCGTGAACCCCATGCGTTCTGAGGGCAGGACGCGCAGGTAGTAGCCTGCTTGTTCTTGCAGTTGGCTTCGGGCGTAACGCCATTGTTCGAGGAACAATCAGGCGCTTCCTTGCTGCCTTCCTTATAGCCGTCCTTATAAAAGATCTTAGCGATATGCGTGGCTGAACGAACAATAACAAGTTCAATAGAAGCCATTGGATCGCCGTCAGCGCGCTTGAGCAAATGCTCTTCGCCGCGGTGTTTGATATGCCATTTACCGCCACGGTAAGACATAACAGCAAAACCCGATGCGATACCCGCTGAAAGATCGTCGCCACCTTCCTGAACGTTGAAGGTAGGAGCGAGAGAGCCAAAACCGGCTGGAACTAAAGAAGTCATATGTGTAATCCTGTTATGGTTAGATGGTGTTATGAGCGACGAACGCCAGCGACAAAGGTTGTCGTGAAGTTAACGCCGGGTGGTGGGTTATTGTGTTCTGTAATGTAATCTGCGACCGCAGTGACGTTGGCTTTGCGATCAAGCAAATCCCATTCTTCATTGTCCACGACGTAACGCATAAACGCGTCGGCATCGACAAGTGGTGCAGTTTTCTTTTCCGAGCGGTAAACAGTGCCAGCACCTGTAGAGATGCTTTTACCGTTGACGGAATTAAGGTGGTCAAGAAGCGCGCCGTTATACTTATCAAGTAGATCACGTAATGGGCGCATCTTTTCTTTGTGCTCATCGTCACGTTTTTTGATCTCATCGCGAAGCTGTACATAACGAGCTACGCGGCTTTCGATGTCAACTGTGGGTTGTGTCATTCTCGTGTAACCTTCAAGCAGCTTTTTGTGGGAAGCCTGCAGCTTTACGTATTTCAGTAATAGCTTCAGCAACGCGACCTTGGT